AGTTTCGTTTAGATTATCTATTTCGTTGTCGTTCTCGTAAAATTTATCTGTTGTTATTTCTTTGTTAATATCTCTAATATCCATCGCACCAATTTGGCAGTCGAATCTTATGACACTATCGCTAGGAAAAGAACAGTTACCAATGCTAACATGTAACAAAGGAAATATATTTTTCTTACTAATATCAACGTCTTCAAAATCTCCCTGTGTTATCGTGTTAATAAAATAATCCTGCTCGGCTAGAGTCTTAATGTATCGTAAAATTTCGCTGTATCCGTTCATATAAGTAAAACGATAAGATTGCTAATATGTAACAAAAGCAAAAACCCTACTCGAATGAATAGGGCTTGAGCCAATAACAATTTTACTAAGACTCCTTATGTTCTTTATCTGTTATTTTATTTTTATTTAAATTTATTATTTCTTGTTTCAAATACAAAACTTCTCTATACCATTCATCTCTACTATCTATCTCATTACTTAAATGCTTTTCTAAAAGTTCATCAATTTTAGAAACTATAATTGTATTTTCCATAATAATTTAAGAGTAATAAGCTATACGCTCCATTTTACCGTCGCTTTTAACTGCATATCTTTGTGCAATAACAGTCCACAATGCCAATTCTTTAGTATCTCCTAATATAACTAAAGAAGCTTGTGTTTTTAACTCATTCTCGTTAAGCCCATTAAACAGGTTGTTAAACTGTGCCTCAGTAGTTGAATTGGCTTGTGTGTATATTTCTTGAGTTGTCATAATTTATATTTTTTTGGTTTAGCGTTATTGCTTGTACAAATATACAACCAATATTTATATAAACAATACTTTATTTAAAAAACTTTTAAATTATTTTACAATTCCTTTACTTGTTTTTCGTTTTCGTTTTCAAATATCATTAAAAAATGATACGGAACTATTGCTACTGACATTTTATTTTTACCAAAAATCCAAGCTCTTTCTATTGCCTCAGAACGAATTTCGTCATAAACTATTTCTTTTATAAAAATGCTTTCATAATAAATTTTTACTTTTTTCATATTTTTGTTTTTATTAATTACTTTTAGAAAAAACCGCCTAAGTGTGCATTATTAAGAGGCAAAGGCGGTGTATTAAACAATAGTTTATTTTACAATTCGGTTATTTGCTTACCGTTAGATTTATTTTGTGCACTTATGATTGCTTTATTTTCTACCACCTCGCAACTTAAAAATAATAAACATTTATGCAAACTTAGTTGGGTTACTTTGTCAATTGCAAATATGTCGTCTTTAGCTAGCTTTTTAATAGTAGGATACCAACCCCAATCTTTAAAGTAGTTTGCCATATCCTCGCCCTCGCTTATTCCACGCTCGAATATTTCAGGGTATAATCCTCTAACTCGTTGGCTAAATTCAAAAAAAAAACCAGCGCGCCATTAGCAATATTTAAAGGCATTAATTTCATTCGCTCTGCATATTCCGCAGTGCCTTTGTAGCTTTCTATTTCATACCTGCCATGTGCTTTGTTTCGTATGGGTCGGAATAGTATAGCCATTAGATTATGTAAATCATTTTGGCTTGTTTGGTATTTCTCTAGGTCTGCAAACTCTCCTAAACTTATTTCTTCAAAGTCATTTATAAATCCAAACTCTAAACCGTCTAATTTAAAGGTTGCTTCAAATTGCGCATCAGTATTTAAAGCAATATCTACTTGCTTACTTATACGCTCAAAGTCAATAGCTTTTACAGTAACTAAATCCTTGTGAGGTATGTTTGTAAATATTGATACTTTACGCTTGTTAAAATTCATTATATCCAAGTCGCGCTCTAGCAACTCCATATACTTCTGGAACTGCCCTAGTGTAACCTCGCTAATATTTTCTGGTATGTTTATTTTCATAATTATCTTATATCAAATTTGCCTCTATGTGGGTTACTTAAGTGAAAAAATACATTGTATCTTATTGCGTCTATTGCGTGATTCCAATTGTCTACAAACAAACTACTTGCTTTGTCGCTGTATACGTAGTTATTCAGTTCCTTAGCAACGTTAACGCTTTCTTTGTCTATTATTAACTGATAGTCGCGCATTAGCTCAATACCAGCCTTAATACTTCCCGCACCTTTCTCTGTTGCCTGTATGTTAAATCCGTATCGTTGTATTTCTTCTATTAATCTAGGCTCTGCACTATCCGCAATTATCAATTCTTTACCTGATACATTTTGTTTGTATATTATTGCCAACTCGCTAGTAGTTAACTTTGGCTTGTATAACAATTCTTTAACGTATATTATTTTTAACTTTCTGTCTATTGCTACTTTAACTAATGTGCTAGGGTCAATACTAAATCCAAAATCCGCACCAAAGGAATAAGGTAGAGTAGTATCAAACTCTCCAAACTTCCAATTTGTAAATACAACACCTTCCGCTTTGTCTAACCAGCCACCTAGTATTTGATGTTCGTACTTCTTAGGGTTGTTTTCTTTGATTAACTCTATTTCGTTAATAAAATCTGTATTAAGATTATCTAAGTTGTTTAGATACGTTGTATGGATGTAGGTAGTGTTACCTTTTACACCGTTAAATCCTTCCGTTACTCCAGCCTCTTCAAAGAACTTTCTATAAATCCAATGCTCTTTTGTTGCAGGATTCAGTATAAGTATAATTCTATTCTGTTTATTCTTTATTCTAATAGATAAATTTATCTTATCAAAAGTACTTTCATCTGTTAACTCCTCTGCTTCATCTAGTACCCATGTAGTAACGCCCGTAATTGATTTAAGGTTTGCTGTCTGGTCTCCCGAACTTGTTTTAATACCTCTAAATATTATCTCGCTGTTTGTTTGCTTATTCTTTATTTCTGTTTTATTTACGTCAAAAACATAATTCATTTCAAGTAAGTCTATCTTTTCTTGAAACTCTGGTATAACTGACAAGTGCGCAGAAGTCATTGTTTGTCTAGTGTATAAAATCTTATGCCCTGATTCAAATGATAATAGACTTGTAAACCTACCTACTTCAAATGACTTGCCAGAACCACGCCCACCAGTAATAACAAAGTATCTAGTATCGTTACTTAAACTATTCCAAATCGGTTTTTGTTTGGCTATCATATAAATCCTTTATACTAAAATTATTAACCTCGTGCGTGTTGTGTTGGTCTATTACTTGCTTAGGCATACCTAAATAATAAGATAAGAATAATTTACAAGCCATTAAGTCTCCGTCTTTAGCCAAAGAAGATATTTTTTTTAAAATGACAACAACGTCTTCAACATTAGATGCTTCATCTATTGCTAATTTATAATCGTTTTTTCGCTTATCAATACCTAGTGCTTTAGTGCTGTTTCCACCGTTGTTTTTTCTCTTGTCCATAATCAATATAATTCAATATTTGATTTTATTTTTTTGCATACGGTGTAGGAATCGAACCTACCCACTCGGTGTTGGAGACCAAGTCGCCTACCTTTGAACATTACCGCATTTCTAATTCATACAAAAACCACACATTAATAACGAAGAATATTTCATATTGTAACTTATTGGTAGAAAATATTGCCTAAAGACGCTCTTATGTATTCTTAGTTTCAAGGCTTTTTATTTGCTTTAATTTTTGCCTTCTTCTCTATCCTGCTAACGGTCATAAAATTTATTTTGTAACGTCGTTCTATTTCCCTTAGTGAGTTATCGTATCGAAGTATTAATATCTTACGCTCTTTCCAAGTTAAGCAATCGGGAACTTTATAAATAGTATCTTGTTCTTCTTCTTCGGTCGCTAGGTTTGCGCTTAGTTCGCAGTGCATACGTTTGTTTTCTGCCTTTAACCAATCGAGCCAAACAGACTTTAAAGTAAAATAAATATAAAAATCGTTTAATTCTTTGTCGTAGTCTTTTAATTTTAAATACATTTCACTTACTATGTCATCAGCTAAGAATTGGTCTTTGCAAATACCTCTAGCCATCTTTACCCACAAATCGTGTTTTAAACAAAGAATTTCTAACATATTAATAAAATTAAGTTATACAAATATAA